AAAGCCGGGATTCCAGCTGTTATTGTTCAAACGACTCAAAGCAGCTCCCAGCTGACTCAAGGGAAGAGAAGGAAGATAAGTACCCAAAGACAAATTTTGAGTCAAAGACAACGCTTGAACCTGATTAACATCCTGCATTCGAGTCAACACAGAAGGAGCAGACTTCCAAAGAAGACGCAACGGCACAGCATAAAAATCAAAGTATTCACGCAACCGGGTATAAGCAGAAGTCTCAACGGGCTGAGTACGGGTGAAATACTCAACGTTGAATTTGTACTTATCACCAGGCATGGAAATATCCCAGTAAACGGGAAGAAGCTCACCAACTTTCGCAGTAAATGCATTTTTACGTCCAATATCAAATCCAGAACGGTGAGGATGATTCTGAAGATTGGACATTCCAGTGTAAGACGCCATAAAAAAACAATTTAAAATTAAACATTATCAGTCATGATAAGAAAAAATACCAAATAAATCATTAAGCCCCTTGTGTTTGACCTTATCCCTACATTTCATCAATGCAGCGGCAGCCAAACGACGAACAAGAGGTAATTCATGGTAAGGTTTTTCCTTATCGAGAACAGTCCTATCATAACGGAAAGAATAGTTACGAAGCTCAAAATCTACCAAATCCCTATCATTAGAATCTTCCAAGGTTTGATAGAAATCTACAAGACGGTTATAATCATAACGATTCCAAAAATTAACTATTTTCTCGGAGATAATGCGCAGGAAACGTTCTCGTCCAAAGAGCTCTCCTCCCGGAATGCCGCTGGACCAGAAACGTTCTGAACATCCGTCTGTTGAATATGTTCGAATAAATTTCGCAATTCCGAGGAAAAAGCGGTATACACGGGAGAGACGATGAGTAATTTCCAAATCAACACCATCGTACAAACGACATTCAGAAAGAATGAGAATATCACTATGCGGTAAACGCTCTTTAGGTGAAAGAATATTTCGTTCATCATTTCTTTTTCCATAATTATCTACATAATTTAAATACTGTTTACAAAAAGACAAAATACTTTGTTTAGATTCAGCATTCTCAGTAAAAGGGTCACAGCCTATATCTGCACATCCGCTACGAATGACTCGCCCGGGCGCAGTGAACGCAGAAAATAATAATTGGTAAACACTCGGTGGAAATTTACGAACAGCGTCCGAAAATCGGGGGAATAATCGAAGGAGATACGGCCAAGAAGGCTTAATTGTACGAAAATATCCATCGCGCTCAATGCGGACTCCATTAAGACACTTATCGGTAACCTCATCAATTTCGGCAATTCGTACCTTTCGAGGAAAGAGATTTGATTCTGTAAATCCAATGGAATGGAAGGATTTAGGTCGCACCACTTTTGGCATTTGAATATAAAAGTCGGGTAAAGCGACAAAACTGTTAACATACGACGCAACATACGGAGCTGCGAATCCTCTCGAGAGTGACGCATCACAACGTCCGTAAGACCAAGCCTTAGATACATTTTCAAGAACAGTTTGCGAGAATCGTTCGGAATTGGAAAACAATAACAAATGCCAATGCGGGCGGAAACTGGTAGGTCCGTATTCCGATACAGCGTAGTAACGTAATTTTTCATCTGGGTAATAACTTCTTAAACGTTTCAAAAACAAATCAAGGTCACGATTACAAACATAAGGAATCCTATTAGGAACATTATGTTTAATCTTTCCAAGAATAGACAAAAGCTCCTTAGGTTTCAGGGCATAAGTAAAACGAACTTCAGGGTCTTTAAAAGTACGTTCGACGGTAGAGTTTTTCAACTTAACAGAAGCGGAGCGAGGAACGCTACGAAAACCAAACAAATAAGTGTTAGGGTCACCAGCGTCCAAGTAATTAATATTGGGAACGCAGGGTACATCCGCAATATCGTCCGTACAAGTTTCAATAATCGAAACCTCCAAAGTAGGAAGAAAGCGAGGAGCATAAGTAAGAGTGACAAAATAAACATAACGGAATTGAGCAGAATAAGTAGTAAGCAAATTCGTTTGAATCCCGGAACGACGAAGAATACAAGAAGGGCAAGAGCCACAAGACACAAGAACAGGCTCATGCGTATACTTGTTGACAACTGTACGAGGATTTTGACAACGAGTCACTAGCTTATTCTGCAATTCCTTGGTAATCATTTTCTATCAGAAAAATTAAGTTTCATTTGACGAGGCTTACGACCACGAGCAAAGGAAACATGAATAAATGTACGATATCTTATAAGCTGATCAAATTCAAAAGGAGAATCTTCAACTATCGAGAAGAAAACACCAATCGGATAATCAACAGGCGCTAGGTCAATAGCATCTCCAGTCAGATGCTGAGAAGTTTTAGAACCGTTACAAGCATCATTCTGTGCTGCAGTCCGGAAAGCGGAAGTAACAGTAAAATGAATATTCCGACGGAGAAGCCATTCAATAAAATTCATTAATTCAGGATTCATGACTTACGAAAAAATTTGGGCAATAGACGTAAGAAGACTGACAGCAGCTGCAATAATAGCAGACCAGATTTTAGATTTAGTTTCACTTTTCATCAGAAATTGCTTTAAAAGTTGAACATTGAGAAATAATAAGAACACAATCAGGACGAAGAAATGAAGAAACAAATTCAGAAACTTCGTCAACAGGAACAAGAATAGTTTCATTCTGATTAGGATTCGTTTTTGATTGAACGGAGCACAAATAATACTTTTCCATAAAATAAAAAATTAAATTAGACATTGTTTTTAAAGACAGAGCAAAGATATGAATAAAGATTTAAAAAAAACAAATATCAACGTAAAATATTAACATAAATAAACAATAAGCTATGCGGGTGGCAGGCTAGTCTGTGAGTTTGCGTATATAAGACAAGGGGGCGACTGAAAGCTATGAGGTAAATAGCTTTCCCTCCGGGCAAACTCATGTAGGCTTCGCCAATTTATATTTTAGGTGTTTAGCGGCGACGGAAAAGAAAAGATTAGAGGAAGATTGCTTACGCGTTGCAAACGTCAAGTTTTAAGGATGGCAGTACTATAGCCTGGCGGCTCTGATTTCAGTCCTATCGTCCCGAAATTCAGTAGGTGTATAACCACGCTACGCGCGGTACCAAGAATTACTCCAAAAAACAAAACCCGGCACGTATCGAGTACGGCCGGGCAAATGTAAAAAAGATATGCTAGCGCTTATAGCTATAATTGTAATTATAATTAGTACTAGAACCAGTGTTAGAGTTATGGTTAATAGAACGAGAAAAAGACTTAGAAATAACCCTACGAGGTAAGAAATTACCTATAATATTACCAATACTAGTGCCATATTCAACCCATTTATCAGCATCAAAATATTTATATCTTTTCTTCTCATTTCTAGCCCTATACCATTCCTCAATATTCTTACTGCGAGCATTGTCTTGAGGAAGACCAAGTCGAAGTTCTTCATTATGATAAGCCTCAGAAGATTCATTAGCCGCAATATTGGCAGCAATTTGAGACTCAGCAACACGAGAAGCAACTTCATTAGAAATGTTTTGACCACGAGTCCGGGCAGCAGCCAAAGCTTCTTCAGCCAAAGCTTTTTTAGCTTCAGCATAAGAAAGATATCCGGCAGACATACGCTGGTAGTAATCCGCAGCCTTGACATTCAAATCAAACTGTTGTTGCTGGTCAAGATACTTATTCAAAATACCTTTAGCCTCATTATCGAGAAGCATACCAGAACGCTGAGCATGCATAATAAGACCAGTCATTGCCATATTATCAACTTCCTGTTGTTCCTTAGCGTAACCAAGCTGAGCTCGAGCCAATCCAGTACTTTCCAAATAATTACGAGTCTCGTCGGTAAGTTTTCCCCAATCGATATTGGAAAGAGTTTCCATTGCCTTAGCATCAGCAAGCTGTCTAGCGCCTTGCAATTGAGACTTTTCAGATTGCATCAACTCGAATTGGAAAATATTACCAATAGAAGAACCTATACCGGAATAATCAGCCTGAAAAGGTTGCATGACGGCAGAACCAGAAGAAGAAGCAGAAGCGCCAGTACCAGCTGATTGAGCAGCACCAGCTGAGCCTCCGTTCATCATCAAATAAGGATTCAAACCAGCTTCCTCGAGACGTTGGCGTTGGGCAGAAGCAGTGTTATAAGCGTTCTCCTTATTCCACATATTCTCCTGCCAATTACGCTGCTGTATCGCCATACGTTCGTTGAACTGGTTATTCATCTGATTAATCTTGTAATTCATCTGGTTGGTCTCCCGGACGTTCTGTCTATTCTGCGAATTTTGAATTGAAGAAGAACCAGCGCCAAGGAGGCCACCAGCGATTGAACCAAAAAGACCCATTATTCAGAAGGTGCAGATTCAGCGGAAGCAGCAGCCGCCTTTTCTGTCTCTTGTTTAGCAGTTTCAGATTCGATTAACTCTTGAGCTTGAGACTCAAGATTCTCAGCATAAGCCGACAAATCCTTAGACCAAGCAATAATTTCAGAAGGTGACTGAATATGCCGAGAACGCACCGTTGACAAAAGGTCATCATCAGACATCGTATCCATTATTTGCTGAATTTGAGAGGGAGATTGCTTGCTTTGACCAAACTTAGAAGCAATAGCAAGACCGGCACGGGAAGCCAGGTCCTTAGTATGAAGAATCAAACGAACGTCAGAGGTATAACGCACCGGACGAGTTTCATCAGTATCATCAATCTCCACACGAAGCTCTTCAGTACAATCAAACTCAGGAGCAACAGCAAAAACATCAGGCTCAACATTAGGAACAAGTCCAGAACCTTGTTCCAGACTTTCCAAAGAATTAAATTTTCCTATCATAATCAAAACAAAAAATTAGTAAGGTACACCATCACGAGACAAATTACGGGCAACATAGCAACCGATATAAGAATTAACCAATAATTGGTCAGTATCCCAAGAAGAATCAGCAGCAACACCAAAAATAGGGTCAAGAACAGAAGGGTTAACCTTGAAGAACCTATAATTCAAGACAACCTTATTGTTCTTATTAACATCGCCTTCACTATATCCAAATCCAAACCATCCAGAAAGGAGAGATTCGGTTACGGGAGAAACCCAAGACTTGAGGGTAGTGGTAAACGCACCATTAATAACATCAAGTTTTGTCTTCCAATTGAAATAACGTGGATTATAACCAGCGTTAAACAAATTGACAATAGAGGCTTTTGGAGAATTGAAAATCTGCGTCATAGGAAGAACTTCCATACCGATATTGTCGAATTCCGGAATCGGGAGGGACTCAGCATCAGTTACAAGCAACTGACCATCCTGACCGGTAAGAGTGTAATCAAGCAAAGGAACGGCATGATAAAGACACATAACGACACTAGGCTCGTTAGTAGTATAAGTGAAAGAACCGTTACCAGCACCAACTCCTTTACCAGCAATAACAGCAGTATCACCTTCAGTAGCAAGGTTATTGTTCACAACCTCACTGATATCAAGGTTACGAGAAATGCCACCAATATAAGTACACATATTGGAAAGAGCCTGGGGAAGTTTCACGCCAAAATGTTTACGTATCTGTTCACGGTAGTCGCTATCACCGGACTGGCTGATTTCTTTCCAACGCTGTAGAGCTTCAGATTGACGGAGAGCAAGAACTGTAAATTGAGATTGCAAAGTTGATAAATCAACACGAAGGGAAGAACCCGCAGGTACAGCATTAGAAGCAGAGGCTTGCAAAGCAAAGAAAGGAACTGGTGCAGAATTAGAAGTAATAGCAGAAGCAATACCAACTGTACTCTTTTTATCATCAGAACCTAAAACAACATCAGAAGTTCCGGAGTTGGAAATATCAACAACAGCAACATCGCCAAATTGGGAATTCGGAAGAACACCCATTAGCATATCCTTGTTCCAGTTACAATATTTGAGGTCAAACATCGTGTCTGATTTCCAGTAAGCAGTGTTAGAATCCGGTAAAGAAGAAACCAAAGAAGGAGAACTTCCAGTGAAATAATCCACATTATAAGAAGAGGGATTAGACTTTTCCCACTGAGACCAACGGAAAAAATCTTGATAAATCTTCTGATAAGCCAAAAGAGGGAAAATATTTACATAATTGTTTTGAATATACAACTGAGTATAATTTGATGAGGAATCGTTTTTTTTCAATGAAGTAGACCACCAACGGCCACCTTCAGAAGGAGCAGTTGGAATGAAATTACCATAACCAAGATAACTCAGCAATTTATAAGACAACTCAGCACGAGAAAACCCAAACATATTCTTTAAAGAATTAGCAAAGCCGGGATTCCAGCTGTTATTGTTCAAACGACTCAAAGCAGCTCCCAGCTGA